GGCATGCACGCGTAGTACCACTGCAAGGCGGCTAGGGCTTTGATCGCTGCGTCTCTCATGCCCACCCCCTCCACAATGCCTTGGCGATGCGTACAGGCGCTGTAGTGCGCAGCCAGATCCAAGTAATGTACGGCAGGTCTAGCTCGACGAGAACGCCCGTATGATCCCAGCGTGCAATTATCTTGTCGGCTGACCGGAAATACGTCTGGAATTGACTGGCCACCACGTTGCCTTGTGGTGTGAAATAAAAATTTATGCCGGTCTGAAAAACCGTACGTTCCCAGTCGCGATTAAGGATGCCGGCAAAAAGGCTGGCTACTTCGGCGGTAAAAAACGGATACCGCTCATCGCCATCTATCGATACGCAGTCTGTTCCTGATACGATGTATTGCATTTTTCTCTCCAAGAAAATAAGAGCGGCCGGCAGTTTTCCCGCTGCACGATCCTCCGTATTGAAAGGTTACCGCTCTTAGTGGTGCGCCCGGCTTTGTGCTGGTCCCATGCCGGCGGGGTTGGAGGCAGAAAAATGAAGTAAACTGCCCAGCAAATTAGCGCACCACTAAGAGCCCTCTCGGGCATAAGCCCGAGAGGATTGTATTACTTACGTCGTTTAGTAGGAGCCTCGACGTTTTCTATTCTTCGTGTGCCTGTGCATCGCCCTGCTCTCTGATCTTGCTTAGCAGAACAAAGGCGCCAGTCTTAGTTGGTAATTCGCCCAAGACCTGTAGCAGAAAATTAACTTCGTTTGCTGTTAGTTCAAGTTCGATAATCGGTTCCATTACAGTACGTCCTCGTTTTCAATTGCAGTAAACTCATCGTCAGCACGTGGGCCACCAGACAGCGGCTCGCCGTCTTTGACCTTCTGTACGTTGTTGAGGCCCGGGGCTACGCCCTTGTTGGTTTTGCTGTTGTAGCCGTAGAAGTTTACGGACACATTAGCGTAGCAGCCAGAGTAGACTTCCGACTGGTCGAGAATCGGTTGCACGTTCTGATCGACGACGCCCGGCTTGTTCTGGGTCGACGTGCGGAGCAGGTAGTGGCCGCGGTTCTCTTCGCCTTTGTACTTGTAGACGCCGTCTTCCATGGCGTCGCCGTCCAGCAGCGGGTTCTTGCATGCGCCGGTGCCGATCTTGGCAGCGTCCTTTTTCTTGGCAGCCTCGATGGCGGCCTTGATCTTGGCAACTTGATCCTTGTCGGTCTTGGGGATGAGGCACGTGACGCTGTACTTCAGCTTGCCATTATCGTCGGCCTTCGGTGTGAAAAGCTGCGCGTAGGACAGACGAACGTTACGGAGGATGATACGGGTATCGCTTGCTTGCGTGGTCATGATAGATCCTTTTAGACAGGTTGGAAGTCCGTCGTTGGGGAATCCAACTCGGGACGTTTGTCGGTGTCGGGGACCAACACCGGTTTGCCGGGGGGCTTGGTGATAACATCACCCAGTACCGCGGCGAACTCTTTTTTACCTAGCACCTTCTCGAGTTCGGAGATCCCGAGAAGCTGACGAGGTTTGTAAATGATAGCATCACTATAGCCAGTTTTGGTTCAGCATTTTTACGGCAAAATCAAAATCAGCGATGACGCGATTGCTTCGACCCTCGACCAGTTTCCAGCCGGGGATCTTGACGTGATGCTGCTCGGCCTGCTCACGCGCCCAGTCCTGAATCTCGCCGGCCCACTTCTGCAGCTGGCCTGCGGTGTGCAGGATCTTGCCGACCTCTTCAACGGTCAGCAGAGGTGCAGGTTTGAACTCGTATTGCGCCATGCGTAAATTCTCCTCAGCTCTTGCGCGGCAGGTAAAGCGGGCACGGCAGAAGCCTTCGCTGCAGTGCGCCCCGGGCACGAACTCGCTGATGTCTGGCAGGTCTTCGCTCTCGAGATAAGTCCAAGCTTCGGTCGCTTTAGGCAGCACGTAGCCGTCAGCCCAACCTAGCAGCTGCAGCATCGGCACGACGTCAGTATCGTGATTACTTACGCGAGGCTGACAGATCGTCATTCGCGCTTCGGTGATCTCATACAGGTGAGCATACTCGTTGTAGGCGCCGAGGGCGTAGAGCCTCATTTGCGTGTTGTTTTTAGCCTCGACGACGACACCTTTGCCGAACTTGAGATCCACGACTTCGATAAAACCGTCGGCTACGATCACCACGTCACCGGTGCCGAAACCCTCTGGCACCCACTCGCTAAAATCCAGCCGCTGCTCAAGCAGCACCAGCGCGTCAGGGCACTCAGCCTTGGCTGCTTTGATGCGGGCCATCGCAATATCGACGTACGTGTCGACGTGGTCCGACAGATCCTGTGTGTACCACTTGTCATAACCCGGGATGAGCTCGGGCTTTTTATAATCTAGCGGCAACTTGAGTTTCTTTTGCAACCGGTGCTCGCCGAGGTGATGGGCAAAGGTACCCTCCTCGGCGTACTCCGACCGTTCGTCGGGGAACTGGTCTTCCAGCGCCGCGCTTGGCGTGCAGGTCAACCACTTCTTACTGCCCGATGCAGATAGCTTAGCGTGAGCTGTCACTGTACTGTCTCCAAATTAGGGCGGCATACGCTAATCGACATGTCGACCGGTACGCCGTGATCCTCTATAAAATCCGCAACGCAGTCGCTAATGAACTCACCGAGATCGTCGACAAAGTCACGGGGCAGGTCGTCCTCAACGGCTGTAAGAACGACCGGGATTACAATCTGACGCATCAGTTAGTAGGTACGTCAGACTCACCAAGCTTATTAATCGCCGACTGCATGAACTCCGGCAGCAGGTCCGGGAACTTGCGCAATGCTGCGGCGAACTGGTGGCAAGGTGAATTAGGGTTTACCGGCTCGTCTACCGTGCCGGTGTACTCGACGCCTTCTGCGGTGTCGTTGATTTCGAGGTTGAACTTAGACATGATTACAGCTCCTTCGCTTTAGCTAAAATTTCAGGATACAAGGCCGGGTCAATCTTGGGCAGGCTGTCGCCGTAGGTTTTAACCATCGCGGTCAGCTCGTCTTTCTTGTCCTTGATGATCGGCGCCAGTGCAGCACGTAAGCCGACAAGATCCAAGGCTTCAGCCTCGGGCTCGGGTGCCGAAACGACTTCCGGCTCGGGCTCGGGCTCTGGCACGGGCTTTTTTACTTCGAGCACCTCAGGTGTTGGGAGGCTTTCTGGAAGAGCAGCCTCGGG